CCGTGAGCGCATTGCCGCCCGCCTTCATGTACGGCGCGAGATTGGCTTGCGTCGTATTGAACATGCTGAGTTGAGCCTGCGTCGCGTTCGCGGCCGAATTCGCTTGCGTTTGAGCGGCCGAGGTCGCGGCACTGCCTTGAATCATGGAACTCGCAAGCCCGCCGACGACTACCGCACCGGCTACCCAACCTGACGTATATCACCCAACCAATCGAAGGTTTTTAGCCTTAGATTGGTCCGTGTTGTCACCCATCCAGACATGATTGATCTCCTGGTAAATCGAGGCCGATATTCACTCGCATCGAGGTTCGGTAACTGATGAGGATTTCCTCGTTCTTTTGGATGGCACGCATCGCTACGGCGAAAATGTCGTCTGCATCATTCTTCATCGCCGTCGTGTTCGGGTTGCTTGAATGATTGATAAACCGTCCCGCTGGCGTTCGATGGCCTCCGATCCGCCCCGGGCAAATGATTTCGCTCTCTTGAAAGTCGCGCAGCGCAAAGAGTCCGTAGCCATGAATACGCGACGGCCGTACCTCCACTTCAACGCCGGATGGCATCGGGATAAGGTCGGTCGTATTGACAAGGGCGTCCAGCGCGTCTTGCGTGATTCCCATTTGGGTTAGAAATAAATGGTAATCGACTCGATCCAATTCGATCTGAGCCGCAACACGGTTCTCGCCAAGGCCACAATCTGGAATGACGTACAGCCGTGCTTCGAGCGTCGGGATATCCTCGCAATCATCCGGATTCTCGTAGATGTCGACCCACACCACTTCGTCTTCGAACACGCGGCCAATGCGCTTGACGCCTGCGGGAGCATCGAATTCAAGGGGCGCCGTCAATACCTTGATCCCCTCGTCGGTGTTCACCGCAATGGTGCCTTTTTCGAGGCGCACTCGATACGGCGTCCGATGTTCGGCGCCCGACAACACGGTCCAGGGCGGGATGATGATCGTGCGTTCGTATCGACCGGGAAAGAATGCGTGTCGCGTGACAATATTCGCCTGCGGCATCTCAAGCAGCGTATTTTCAAGCCGCTGAATGCCGTCCGCTAAGACGGGAATCAACTGAAAAGTACGCCTGAAAGCGCCGTAATCGTCACATCGCTCGTCACATCGGCCAGGGCTTGCAACGTCCCGCCAGGACCCAACAGCGGCACGTCGACATCGACATGCGCATTCGCCGCCAAGGCTTCGGCATTCATGAAGCAATTACCGGCCGCAGGGCTGCCAGCCGCAGGCACCGCATACGCGGTGATCGAGCGGGCGCCCGCCGACGTGTTGGTAAAACGCACGCGACCGTTCGTGAGCACCGTGGTCGATGGACTCGCGGGTGCCGTATAAATGACCGCAGCGGACGCGGTGAGCACCGTGGGCGCAAAGAGGGTGGTGACTTGAACGGCCATATCAGGCCCCCATCGTCAAGGCGGTCAATGCCGCCAGTTGCGCCATGACAGGGTTCAAATCTTGGGTTTTACGCAAACTCATCACAATCTCCTGTAAATCCGCAACCTGACGCTCTAAGGTCGAAATCCGGCCCGAGGGATCGGGAACGCTCATTTGCAGTGTCTGTAAGTCGGCCATCTGTCGACTATAGTCGGGACCGTTCGAGGCGCTGCCTTGCGATAGCGTCACGTTGGTGATATCCGTGACGGAGGGTGGTTGACCGTTTCCCGAGATGGCAAATAGGTTCACGATCAACCGAAAGAAGTAGGTTGTCGGCGTGCCATCCGGATTGATCCAGCGATTGCCGGCCAAGATCAGCGAGAAATTCGGAGGACTCGGATTGGCCATTACTGCATTTCCGCCCCGAGTAACCCCACACCAAACACGTCAGAACTCGATAGCTCGAACATGCGATCAAGGCCTGTATTGCGCTTGGTCGACCCTAAGCGTCGAAACATCACTCTCTTGGCGGTCTGTCCTGTCTTGCCCGCAGACGCAAAGCGAGTGAATTTGTAATTCGAACCGCCGTCATCCGAGACCCTAAGGACACACTGCGGGTTCGTCCCCGCAGGAACTCCTAACCCCGTCTGCATGTCGATCCTGAGCGAATCAAAGCGCGTGGGATCGTCCGTCGGCTGCGCCAGAGCTCGCCAGGACCGAAGCCAGCGCCGTTGCTGGCCGTTGTCCAGGGGTTGATTCAGATCGAAGGCGTACAGATTCCCGCTCTGGTAATCGCCAATCACATGCTGGCCATTGTGGAAGACGTGATTGTTGCCCCAGTGCCGCTGCCACAAGCCGTTCTGAAAAGCCGCGCGTCGATGCCATGCGGGCTCTCCGAGTTTCGCGCTTTCAGTGAAGTCATACGCCCATGTCTCATTGCCCGCCGTGAAGTTGAGCACGTAGAACAAGTGCCCCTCTTGCTGGTACGAGTACCCAACCGCATCCGCCATGGTCGAAAATCCTTGGATGCGCCGCTCGATGTACGGTGTCGAGATGCGCTCGGTTTGATAGCCGTTCGTTGCCACCACTACACCCTCACCATCCGCATTGCGCGAGAGCCAGGCTAGGCGCGTGGTCTGCGCCGTGGCGCACTTCGCCAGCGAATACGGTGCCGCAATTCCATCCTCGATAAAGACGCCTTCAAGACGCTGGAAGGCAAATCCCGGCAAGCCGCCGTTGACCCAAATCTCGGCGTTCGTGTCTTTGATGAGCCAGCATTCGCGCTTCAGGCTCATGATCGCGACGACGTTATCGGGCTGCGAATCGGCGGTCGAGAAATTCAGCGGATCCCAATTGGTCAAATCCAGCAGGTTCGATTGCCACCACGCATCGGTGCCCACTTCATTCACCAAGCCAAAGCCGTCCTGGTAGGTGGCTGAGAGAGGACCGCCAAACGGCAGATTGATGGGCGCAAAGTTCGCCGCAATCGCGGCGCTTCCCGCCGTCGCCGCCTGCGCGAGCACATAGACGAATCCCGTATCGCCGTCAAAGATCGCTACTTGCGCGCCGTTCGTAATCATTGATACCGACGTCGTCAGCGGCGTAACCGTGCCCAGAATCGTCGGATTCCAATTCTGATCGAGGCTGTAGAACGTGCTACCCGACACCACGTACAGCGTGCCAGCGCAAACAAGCGAGCCGCGGATCGGGCCATAGCCCAAAGTCTGGAGTAAGTCGAGGCCGGGAGTCTGGTAGAAGGCGGCTACCGATTTAGTGCCTTTGGCTTCGGCGACCTCGGGGTAGAGATTTACGCATTCGCTGTTCGCCGCTACCTTCGCGCGGCTGGAGTAGGCGACTCCCAAAAAATTACTAGACCTCACCTAGACTGGTCCGTGTACACATTGTACGTCCCGCCCCCACGTGAGACCAACTCAGGATCGTAAATCGCTATGCATTCCTTGATATTCGAGCGCTTCACATTGCCCTTACTCGTGGCGGCCAATGACAGCAATATCTGTGGCGGCGCTTCACCTTTGTAAAAGTACGGCCAGAGTTCAACCGCCAAACAATCTTGAATGGCTTTCTTGTAGCCGGGCGGGAAAGAGAATGCGCCAGAGATGGAACTGAAGTCGGTCAACTGTTGGAAGCTACCGAAATATAAAGTCCAATTTTGATTGGGCACTGGCCACACTCGTAACTGCGCGAGCGGATACTGCGGATCTAGGAAAATATACAAGGGGACATTAGCGTCGACCTGCGTGTTGCCAGTAAGCAGATTCCATCGCGATTGATCCTCGACCACTTGAACTAAATAACGGCTCCCATTGTTATCGAGTAAATAAGCCGCGCCTGGGTCTGTCTTGAGTCTGATCGGGCGCGTGCCGTTGATCGCGCCCCCTGGTCCAACGGAATACTGAGCGATCGTCGGAATCAATACGATGCTTTGCTCGATGGTCGCGAAGCACGACAGCGACTCGGTTGACCAACTATCAAGCATCGTATCTGCGGTATTGAGCGCCAATTCCGCATCCGCATCGTCAATGATTTCGCCAGGAGCATACGCCCCGATTTTCATCAGAGCGTCTTTGGCTAAATCGATGAACTCAGCCACTTGACGCCTCGGATTGCTCTATTAACTTCGCCTTCCTCGGCGGACGGCCGCGGCGCTTCGGCTTCGCAATCACCTGCTCATCGCGCTCGTCTTCTTCGATGGGTTGGTTGCCGGGCTCAACGGCATATTTCGCTTGCGCGAAGAGCCGCTTTTCCTCTTCTTCCGACTGCGCCACGATGGCATTCCCGTTGGGCAGGTTCACCCATTTGGGATATTCGGCGGGCCCGCCCTTCGGCGCATTGGGATCTTGCACCAACTTGCCGTCTAGCATTTTCGGCCATTCGGAGGTAGTCCGTCCTGCCACATAGGGCGACGCATGCGCGGCCGAAAACGCTTTCGGGTCAGAAGTGCCGGCAGGCACATAGCCTTTCGCCGCATGCCACGCTTCCGCGTCGGCGTCGTGCACGATGACGGCGGGGTAGCGCTCGCCTTGCCATTCCTCGAGCTGGACCGGATTATTCGGTGTTGCGGGAATGAATGGGCGAATCTGCCGCGCAGATTGATGCGCGGGGTGATTCATCGTTTTTGGGAATTCCTTGTACTCAGCCATCAGATACTCCTATTGAATGACCATCCACCCGTTCACGGCGGCAATCCATTGTAGCCAATTACCCCCTTGAGGGGGAATGACGAGGGGGACGCTGTTCGGCAGAATAAAGCCATTTCCTGGCGTAGAGCTCGCATTATTGAGCAACGTGAAGGGAATCGTGGTGGACGGATTGATGAAATTCGCCATCCACCCATCGCCGGCCGCCACAAACCCCGCGAGCGCTGAGGTTGCATCGGTCGGCATGAGTTCGTATCGACTCGTAATCCCTGGCACAGAGCCTGCGGGGAGGAAATTATCCGTAATCCCAGAAGATAGGATGGCCGCAATGCTGGCGGGCGGCGAGTTCGGGACGGGGTAAGGGCCGATATAGCTCGTCGACCATCCGGTTCCCAACGCAATCAGCTGATTCAGCTG